GGCCTAAAGAGGAACAGGTAAGTGCTCCTCCATTCGCTTTTAGGGCTCCCATACCTAAGGAAGTAATTTTATTCGTGTAGTTTGTCAAAGCGACAGCAGTAAAATCATCACTATCAGAGAGAAGATTACCTTTAACAAAGTCTGAAACAACATTATCCACTGACCCCGTATTAATAACCTCTTCAACAAAGGCTCCTGATCCAACTAGAGAAATTGTAAATGCTTCAGCGGTGGCTCCTTGATCATTTACAGTAAGAATATTGTTTCTATCTCCAAGATCCTGAATTGTAATGGAGTTACCTACAACATCTCCTGCCGTAGTAGTTGAAAGATTATACCCATTACCTTCGAATAAAGACTCTGCTAAGTAGCTTAACCCCTCGGTTCCTGATCCATTAATAAAAGTTAGCCCGTTAAGAGTAACCGTAGCCATGATCGGACCTGACGCAGCATTGCTTGAGCCTACTGATGAAGCCCCTCTAGGATTTCCAGAAACTCCAAGGGGCATAAAGACATCAACGGGAGAAGTAAGCGTGGAATCAGTATAAGCAGACAGAGATAAACTAACCCCAGATCCCGCAAAGTTTCCAACAATATAATTACCTACCGTAACATCAATCGTACTATCCACTGTGGAAGTCTGATAGTAAGAACCAACCTTGGAATCATTCATTGACCCCCCTACAATTGCTGCCATAGCTTGAGCCTGAGTAGTGGCTGCTGTGCCTCCTACCGTAGTCCCCGCTACAACGGAGAATGTTTTGTTAGAAGTATATTGATTAGTTCCTGCATTATTTGTAACTTGAGCAACAATGTAAAGGGAATTATCAACCCCATACATGTTAGAAGATACAGCAACGGCAGGACAAGCCCCCATGCTGACTAGGCCACTAGCATCAGAAGCCGTAGCGGAATCTAAAGCTCTTACAAAATACATTTGGTTTGCAGTTTCTAAAATTTCTAAAGCACCTTCAAGAGCTTGCCCAGGCAACGCCTCTGTGGGTCTCCCGAACTTATTAATTAGATTTTCCTGACTAGTAATCAGAGTAGCTTTATTAGCTTCTCCTTTTGTTGCGAAACCTACTAGTCCTATTACTGTAGGGTTTACTGCGGGTGTATAATCACTTATATCTTTCTCAATTACATATACACCTGGACTAACGAAATTTGCCATAATTTATCTCCTAAGCATTTTTAATAGTAAGAATTCTTCTTTGTTTGAGATTTTTTATCTGTTCACTTAAGTAAGTATTTGGAACTACAATAGTATCTCTTGGCATCAACCAAATTCTTTTTGTTCCTTTTTCTGTAAGTAAATACAACTCTAAGCGTTGCAAAGCCTCATTTTTTATTGATTTCATTAAAAATACCTCTATTTGTATGTAGCATAGAAATACCCCTTTTAAGAAAAAAATATTATCTAATATACTTCCACATCTAGATTTAGAGATTCTAGTTGTCCCGTAGAAGTTATTAAATACCTAGGACTCCTTACATATGTTTGAACAGATACAGTAAAACTTTTGCGTAAGATACGGTCCTCTCTATCTGCCAGTGCAAAACTATAGTTATTTGTTTCGGAGTCTAAAAACACTTGGCTATCCTGACTAAATTTAGTATTCAAGGTCAATGCAGGGTTGAAATACAAGCGTATTTTCTGGGCTAGTTGATCTAAATCCTCCATATACTTAGCCCAAATATTAATATTATACAGGATAGTAACGGGTCTATCACAAAAACTAACGACCCTTAAAGCTCTCTGCTTTTCCTCGTCCCAATAGGAATTTTGCATAAGAATGGCAGCATTTTTCCTCCTATCATTAGCTTCTATAGTGCTATTTTGAGAAATGGTTAAAAGAGGTAGGACTATATTATCCTCCCCGTTCAATTTTGCAATAGTTCTCTCTGGGTTTCCGTATCTGCACTTAACTTCAACGGTCTTCAACTCATGATCAACATACACTAAATCATTAAACTGATTAAGCAAATATCTAACAATTTCCTTATACGCATTAATAGGAACAGTACTTTTTTTCTCCATATTATTCAACAAATTTATAAGATATTGAGAAGAAGTAATGTTAGACCCCTCAGAAGAAGGAGGCCAAGACCCCTTCACTATGCTTTCTGTTACATTAGTATCCATAATTTACTCCAAACCATAATACCCTCCTACATCGTCGCTCAACTCAGTAAGAGGTTCATCCACAACCGCAAGCTCATCCCGTAGAAGTTTAGCAGCACAAACCATATGATAAACACCATAAATTTGAAAGCTGTCTTCTTGCACCTCAAATATTTCATATTTTTGATTTTGGAATTTTGGTTTAATAACATCTCCTGCTTGAGGATCTCGGGATATTTTTTGAGTTATATATGTTTTATTGAATATAAAAATTTGGTCATTAGTAAGCTCTAACCCGAACTCATTTAAGTTCTGTTCTAATGGTTTAGGTTCATAATGACCATACACCAAAATAGGCTCTGAAGCTATAGCTTTTGATCTATTTTCAAGGTAAACTTCGTCATAGTCCTGGGACCTTAAATATTTATAATATAAAAACTCAGAGCCTGAGATTCTAATCAATTCATCATCGACTAAATTAAATAGATTGAGATCCGCGCTCTCTGGGTCAAAAAAAGAAAGTTCGCTTTTACCCTCTAACTCAGGAATAGCTGGCATCTGTGTAGATACTTTATATAACTTTTTGTTATCACTCATTAGTAGGTACTAAAAGCAGGAGGTTCTTCAATTTCCATCAGAAGTTCTTCGATTAATAAGGCTTTTTCTTTCTCAGACTCCTGTGCAAGCTGTGCCCCATTCAAACTAGCTCCTCCCGCTGGCGAAGGAACGGAAGCAAATTTACCTCGAATTTGAGACAAAACGCCCTTTGCTACTGCTAGGGCATATCTTTGAGCCCAATTTACATAAGCGGGTTGAATAGTATTTGAATCCATAGCCCGATATTCTATGATGACTGCTTCAGGAGTCATAACTGGAGCAGGATAAATTTGAAGGTACTTACCACCTACAATGTTGAAACCTCCATCAGCACTCAAAATCTTTCGATACATCTCTAGATTCTGTTGCATCATGTAAAACTCCCCAACATTCATGTTTCCAAAGAGGAAATTATCCTGAAAGTACTTAAGAAAAAAGTCAAATTCTAATGTTCCCGCAGCGGCTTGAATTGTTAATAGGTTTTTTCTATAACTTACATGCTCTAAATTATGCAACATGTACAAGGGAATCTCATAAATATTCTGCCCAGCCGAAGCATCAAAAGAAGCGTACTGAATAGTCCATAAAGGTGCGTGATAGTTTAATCTATTTATAGCTTCCTGAACGCAACTTTTCAATTGAAAGGAAGTTAGCTCAACTCTAACAATAGGAAAGCCTAGCATTCCTAAAATATAATCTTTTATTATAGCTTCAAAACCAGTAAATTCTGTAGCATCTTCTAGTCTTAAACGATTAAGCTCTGGAGTATTGATCTCTCCTGGGGGTGTATAATCAGTAAGATTTTCGCCCCCATAAATTCCTAAACTTGTGCCATATCCATTAAGCCGAGGCTTCGGTATTTCGGGATGAGTGCTCTGGTAATTTTTCATCGGGTTGTTTCTTTTTACTTACAGACTTATAATGAGGATCACTCCTCTTATTAAGAGGAATCAAATAATGATTATCGACCAAGATATTAGATTCAATAACTTGTTTGGGACGAATTTCTACAATTGTTTCCCCTATAGTAGTTAGCATTCTAAACTTACATTTGCTTTGATATTTATACATTTATATATTAAAAGAAAAAAGAAGGGGGGTGAGGAAATATCCTCACCCCCCTGTTTATTTTTTAGCTTATGCTAACTCAGACCCAAGAATCATTCTTCACAGCCATGAATGGAGTGAAGAGGTAGTTGGCAGTAGGTCCAACGAGTCTAATAATTCTATAGAATCTAGACGCTGGAGATACAGCCGCTTTACCGTAACGAGTCATGATCCCTTTCCTAGGTTGGAAGGTCTCAGGATCCGTGATAGTGGGCGTTTGCTGGAGTGGAATATATGGTGCATACACATAACCCGAATCCATTGCATTAGCTCCTTTGTAACCAATAAGAATTTCATCCTCAGGATACATAGGATCAACATAGAGATCAAATTGACCCCCAAGCTTGCCTTTGTACTCAACCTTAGCTCCCTTCATGTTGGTAGGACCATCCGATCTCTCAATGCCGCCTTCCATCTTCGCAGCAGCGTGAAGCATCGCTGCGACAGTGGGAGAGGTGACCATGAAGTTACCAGGACCACGCAATGTAGTCTTGTAGATGTCAGTTGCAACTCGTTGACATAGTGCCATTAAGTTAGCATAAACCTGACCCACATGTTGTGGTGCAAAATCAAGCGCAGAGCTTGAGAAATCAATTAAGAACACATTATCGTACACCGATTCGCCTTCATTCTTGTTGTATTTTTCATCAAAATCATACAGGAAAGCACTAGCCCCAGTGAAGTCTGGTTCGAAACTGAAGTCAGGACCGTTAGGACCATAACGGGCTTGATCAAGACCGCCCCTGTTCCAGAAACTAGCGGTATTTCCACCGTTTCTACCAACTCCATAAGCAAGCATTCTAAGGTCTTCAACGATTTCACGGTCAATCTCAAGGCGAAGTTCCTTAC